TTTCCGCCCTTACTGCCAGCTTTTATTCTATTAAACAGACGCTTACGCATGCCCGGTTTTGTATAGTTACCAGCTTCATTAACACGGCTTTTAGACTTTTTCTTCTTTCTAGTCTTGCCACCTTTACCCATACGAATAATATCAAGATCTTTAGCGTCATCACCCGTAGAAACTCTGTTACCTACAAGCTGACTACCCATTTGAGAACGAGAAATAGCCATCTAACATCTCCATCTTTTTCTTGCTTGTCGCAAACGTGAATTAGGATTTTTTGCTGCTTTTGGAAACTTCTTCATCTGTCCAGCAGAACGAGCGCAGAAAGACTTACGCCTCTTTGCGTCCTTACTACCTTTTTTGACTTTACCTGTAACCGCAGTTTTTAACTTGGAGCCGGGGTTCTTGCGTCTATACGCAGCCACACCAGCTTTAGTCATCCCCGCCCCAGCTTTTGTAGGGCGGAAATTCTTTTTATTACGTGCTGGCATTTTGCCTTTTGGTTTGCGCTCTGCCATAACTCTACGACAAGAATACAGTCACGCCTGTACAATCAGTTAAGTCCAGAAAAACATCCGTAGAAAACAGGATACCATTATCTGGGAGGTTAACAGAATGCACAACTCCGGTGGTTAAAGTCATAGTCAGACGTGTTGTACCACCTGATCCGCCATCTTTAAGCGTGATAGCAGGGCTACCACTCCCAGCGGTGTGTACTTGCACCTGTCGAACTCTAGCTCTTGAGCCAAAAACAGAACCGTCAGCAGTCTTTGTAACAGCAAAAATATCTGACTGAGACATTAGCTATCCTCTTCTTTCTCCACGATTTCTGTTGTCCACGCTTCATTTTGTGGAGTAGACGGGTCATCTGCCTTTAACTTGCCATCTTTATCTCTAGCACGAATCTTTTTACGTGGCTTCATTTTAAGTTTGCCCATGATTCACCTATGAAACAGCAGCGCTAAACGGTGTAGCTTCTGTGCCAGTTGCTGATTGATTGATTAGAACACGAAAGACACCTGAAGCAACGTCTTGAAGCTCAACTTGACCACCTAAGATACCGCCTGTTGTAGTTCCGTCTAGAGTGATCGTGTCTGATGCTGCCGCAGTTTCAAAAATAGATGCTGTGTTGTCGCTATCGTTTGCCACTACTGCAATGCCTGCCATTGTGTCACTCGCACTTGCTACCTGAATTTTATAGTTGTTCGAAGTTACAGTTGTCTGAACGAAGAATCTATAAGTGTTGCCACTTCCAGATGCTGCTGGAAGCGTTACAGTTGCGCCAGAAGCTACGTTGAGGTTCATTGTACGCCCTGCATGAGAAGCAGCAGTTAGTGTTGTGTCTGCTGCGATAGAAACCAAAGAATCTGAGCCGCTGACGAAACCAGCAGTAGATGTCACTGGGCCTGAGAATGTAGTTGATGCCATAATAAATACCCTTTGCACAAGGTTTTGCCTAGCAGTCTGTGCAACGTCAGGTAGGGGGTGTCCTGTCTGCAAGGCTAATGTTGCCCCTACAAACAGCATAACATAGTTTTTTCAAAAAGAAAGGGGCAACTTACGCTGCCCCAGTTAAACAGGGAGGACTACTAATATGAAAAAAGTAGTAACCCCTCTATAACATAATTTAGGCTCCGGGGGAACCAAAAATACCTAGTGGGTCGGAAACACCAAAAGAATAACGCTCTCTCGCTTTGTAGCGAACGTTACCTGTATCGAAGTCACCGTCCATGCCTGTCTGCATAGCAGTACGCACAAAGTGCTTCATGCCATTAGGTATATCTGTTGTGATAAAGAACGCATCGTTATCCGTTAGGTAATGATTGATGGTATAACCCTCTGGGATAGACCCATTTGAACGTATCGCGTTCAAATCATTATCTGCTGTTCCGACACGTAACTCTGTCTGTAACAGACGTGTAGCGACAAACATAAGTGCTGGCGGTACAATCAACTTACGTGGGCGAGCTGCGATTAATAGACCACGCTCATCAACGAACGCAGCAATATCAATTACAGATTGCTCAAGTGAAGTCTCATTTAAGTCAGCATTTGTAGCTAAACGGTTGCGGTTATTGACACCTTCAATAGTCGGGTGCGCTGTTGAAAACAGTGTAACACCATCACCAGAGTTAAAAGTATCAAAACCATTGTTTAACAAAGCTGCTGCTTTTGTCTGCTTTGTATACGCCATACCACGGGCTAATGCCTTGGTGTAACGTGCAGAAAGAGAGTCATATAGGTTATCTTCCATCGCTTCTTCAGTGATAGAAAAGCCCATAGCAACAGTTTCGTGGTTGTAACGAGAAGTGAAATGCTCTTGAGCATTGTCATAAGAAATGGATGAACCTTCTGCTTTCACAGGAGCTGCACCAAAACCAGACAGTTTTACTTCTTCTTCAAAGCTACGCTCTGAAGTTTCTGTCTCGTATATTTCCTCATGCTCATTCTCGTACTTGTCGTATTCCAAGCCGTATAATGCGTTTAGGCCGGGAAGTAGCTCTTTAAGGAGCTGTGCGCGTGAAATAGCCATTATTTAGCCTCCTTATAAGCCGACGTTGTTGGTCATCTGATGACCACCGGGATTGAACTTAACCAATACATCTGGAAATGCATCTGCTGGATCAGAGACATGCGCCACAATTCTAAACGCTGCCGCCGCTGTCTGAACAGTTGCGTCTAACGCTGATGTGGAGTTGCCTGTCGATGTACTACCTGTAGAAGTAGACTGTGCAGACGCAAAGAATGTATTAGTACCGATGATTGTTTGCGCTCCTGTACCATCTAGCTGCGCTTCGAATAGTACATTAGGATCGTCAACAACGTAAGCCTTAATCGGCCCACCATTGGCTGTGCCAGATGGATAAAATTGTGCTTGGACCGTTTGACCTGAGTCATTTACATACTCACAACCAACGAAAACACCAATAGCGCCTACGCCTGTTGTACCGGAAATGCTGTTAGAGGTCAGGTCTGCACCTGTACCCGTAGCCAGCGCGATGTACCCATCGGCCCCGATGATAACTGCTTGCCCATAAAATAGGTTTGTAGCTTCACCTGCAGGATCAATGAGAAACTGGGACGTTGCCCCAGCATATGGCATTCCATCCGCACGACGTACGGGACGGAGACCATAAGGAGCTGCTGTTGTAGCCATAGCTCTAGTTCCTTACATTTAAGTTTCTAACCAAGCAAGCTCCCCCTAAAGGTTACTTGCCAAACGAAGTCCTCGTACTCCGCTCTGGATTTAGAACAGGCATACGAGGGTCTGATTGCCTCAAGTAAGAATTATCCACAGCTTCCATTTGGTGTTTAGCCTGCTGTAACTGTGCATCTTTCCTAGCTTGAACGTTTTCGGTAGAATTCTGGCAAAGCAGTAATCCACCGACCTCAATATTGTCTTGAAATCGTGAGTCGATATCAGACACAACTTGAAGGTTAGGATGATCCTCCTTACGAACAGGCGTCCAACCTTCGCGAAATCTAGAAGAAACATTCGGGTTATCCGTATTACCCAGTATTGCTGTGCGAATCCAACGAAACTCTAATCCGTCTCGTGGTTCGGGGGTCGGTAACATCGAGGGTCTCTCCCATGACGCTTTACGTTTCTCGTTGTCACGAGTTTTGTTATTGCGCGAGGTTCTGTCTGTCATTTGGATACTTCCTTCATCAACTGCGCCGCATATTGCTCATTTGTCAGACCAAGCCGCTTGGCGAGAGCAGCTTGCGTTGAGGTCAGTCGCACTGTGCGTGGTTTCTTTGTCGTTTTAGACGGTGCGGCAACCACGGGGCCGTTTTGACGTTGGGGTGCTTCTTCCTCAATTTGCCCATCGTCAAACTTATCTGGAAAGACTCGCCTTACGGCTTTGTCTATCTCATCATAGTACTGATCTGTTCTCGGATCAATACCCTGATTTACAAGTTTTTGGTGAAGTCCGTATGCATACCCTGTCATTTCAGGGTCTTTTTCAAACCATTCGTTCTTTTTACCCCACTCTAAAGCCTTCTGGTCTACCTGTGGAGGTTGAGCAGCAGGTTGCGGTGTAGGCGTAGGGGGCTTCTCTTCCGCCCTAACTCGTGGTCTGTAGTTGTCTACACGATACTTTTCATTCTGAATAGTTGTAAGATCTTCTTGCGCTTTTAATAAAGCGTCTGGATCTCCAGATTCATATGCAGCTTTATATTCTTTTTTAGCTTTTTCTAGCTGTGCTTCTATACGACCTTTAGCCTGACCGATAAGACTTTGCTCCCCGTCATCTAGGGTTTTGCGTAGTTTTTCGTTTTCAGACTTGATTGTTTCTGCATAACGTAACGCTTCTTCCTGTAGTCGCGCTGCTTCTTCTTTCGCACGGCGCTCTTCGTGAAACTCAAACTTTAGTTGTTTGATACGTTTCTGCACCCCTTCAGAGTATTTCTCTACCTCGTCATCCGAAGGTATCTGCGGTTCAGCATCTTCAGCTCGGCGTGGCTTTCCCTGATCTTCTTCAGGAGTGTCATCCACAACCTCAATGTCAAAAGAATCAACATCTTGTGTTTCAGGTGATTCGTTTACAACATCTTGTTGTGCGCTAGCCACTGCCTCCGCAACTGTTTCTTCTTTAAATTCTTGTTCTTCAGCTACACTACTCATACTCTTGTATACCCCCTTGGATCATCCACCACAGCTTCAACAGTATCGTCATTGATTAGACGAAACTCTTTACCGTGTATTTTAAACCTTGTTCCTGAATAGGATCTAAAAATTACAAAATCGCCTTCTTTACAGTAGGCTCCATTAGGAAATCTTTCTTTGTCAGAGTAAGCATCTGGCCCTGTTTTTATAACAAAGCCGACGATTGAAGCGGTTTCTTCTGCGCTTCTCATACCATCAGGCATAAATATCCCGCCTTCTGTCTTTTCGCTGACCTCTGGAATTCCTATGAGTAGTTTGTAGCCTTTTGGCTCTGGTAGCTGTGTAGCTACTTTTTCTTCCGTTTTAACTTCTGCTGTATACATAATATTCCTTGCAGTGATTTAGGTTCACAGAAACCTTGCGTGGATCATCCACGAAGCCCCCAGTTAATGCATAGAACAAAAAAATCTATTCTTCAATAAATCTTTTTTCTAAGTCTTCTAGCTCTCTCTCCATTAGTTTGAGAGCCTCATAACGGCCAACAAGTCTGTTATACGCAGACATGTCCTCCGCTCTCCCATCAGCTAGGAACTGTTTTACCTCGTCCCCAGATTCAGTGATAACACGCTTTAAGAGCGCGATAACCGTATCATCCATCCCCCTTAGTCAACTCCTTCGCTACTTCTATACCCAATTTAGCGCCCGCTTGTTGATCTTCACGTTGGTTCTTATCCAACTCGGTAGCAAGCGTAACTCCCAGTTTAGCGCCTTCTCTTTGATTCTGCGCTTTAATCTTCTCAGCTTCAAGTTGTATTTTAGCCATGTCAGTCTGCATCTTATGCTGCAGCTCTTGTGCTTTGAGCTGTAGTTCTTGTTG